GACCGTAGCCGAAGAGGTTAAGAAGCTGCTCGGAAAGTAGTCGGGACGTTTGGACTCTTCGGCAACGGATTCTTCCGGCCGAAGAGGTCAAGAAATTGCTCGGAAAGTAGTCGGGACGTTCTTGCTTTTCGGCAACGGATATTAACTTGTCGAATGGAATAGTTGATGGCTGTTTGTTTATCAATATATCCTGAAGATCTGCCGAAAGGTTATAAGTTGTACCTAATCGCAATTAGTGGAGCCGCGTATCGCGTAAGTGATACGCGGCTTTTGTTAATTTAGAAATCGTATAGACGAGCAAATGTTTTTAACACACATGAAACTTCTGAATATGGAGCAAGAGATCAAAAAAAATCTACAACTTTAGATATTTGGATAAACCTTATACTTCATTAGATAATAATCAGAATCAATTTGCAGCAATAAACTTACACTCAGATAGACAAATTGTTACATGCGTCTTTATGTCGGGTCATCTTAAATAACCGAATCGCAATGTTTCCGCATGCAAACCTGCTTTTACGAATTTGCGCGCCATATTACAGTCCTTTGTGTTAATACGATTGTATGTCGGTATTGCATAAGTTAAATTATACGTAAATTCAATTACAATCCTTCTTATTTCGAGTTTCTGAATTTTCTGTATCGGCTGCGGGCGATTCGCTCGGCTTACTGCGCGACCTTGAAGATACTGTCGAGTTTCTCGCTCAACGCCGCCATATCCCGGCCGATCTTGTCATTGGTGATTTGGGCGTAGATTTGGGTCGTGGTGATCCGTTTATGTCCCAGCATTTTGCTGACCGTTTCCAAAGGTACGCCCTGTGCAAGCGTAACCGTCGTGGCAAAGGTATGCCGGGCCATGTAAGTAATATTTAGAAATGCAATAAAAAACAGAATGACGATAATTAAACGTAAAACGTTTATAATTAAGCATTTT